GGCTCTGAGTCCGGGCCAAACTTGTCAGGGTCCTTGTACGCCAAAGGTCCAACACGAAGAACGTAAGCCACAACCGTGGCCACCGATTCTCGGTCCCGAACTTCTTCAGGTATATACAAACCGCCTTTTGTTTGTTGCGCCGTTTGGTACGGCATAACAAGAACCCGCCAACCAGTAGGCTGCGGGAGACGATCGAGTAGTGGCGTTTCAAGGAGAGATGGGTCTAGTACACGATCGGATTGATCGACGTACGCTTTGTCGAGAGAAGTCTCGGCGCTGTCCTCTTTCGAAGCCGCTGCCTTGGCAGCTTTATCAGCGTTGATTTTCTGCGCGACGTGGTCAGGAAGATAAAGTGTCTTCGTCATAGTCCGCGTGGTTCTCCAGCAGGGCTTTCATCTCGTCGGCTGCATAGGAGAGGCCCCGTAGCTCCCCAACCAACTTTTTGTACTCTTCCCAGTTGGGAAGGCCATCAGCGGCAAGAACTTCTTTAATATCTTCCTGCCGCTGACGCAACAACTTATACATGTATGATGCGAAGTCTACAACATCCATTACAGGTATTCACCATAATCGTTGTCTATGTCAGATGTGATTGGACCACCCTCTGCCCACTTGTCACATGTGTGATCGGCAGAGCAAACAAATTTCAACAGCTGGCAGTAACCCAAATCACCGGACTCGTCGCCAATGCACTCCAGCATATCTTCCGTTTGGTTGTACGCTGCGCAATTACCGCAAACGTCCGTCAAACGGAAAGCGCCACTGTCTGCCGGATCACGATAGTCTGCCGTCTCAATCGCCTTTTCTTTGTTCGTGGCGTTGAGATCTGGATCCTGAGTTGGAAGCGGGCAGCTCTTGCCGTCCTCGTTTTCTTCCATCTTATCAACAGGGGTCATTTCCCCGAACACAATTGTAATAGCTGGCATCACAGGCGATCCTTGGGTTTGAGTGTCGGGCGTTTTTGACGCTCCCTTGCGTACGCTTCGGCCTTGTTCCGAAGTTGAATCTGAGCAGATATAGGCATAGAGGCAAACGTATCAGCCCTCTTGTCCGCAGAAGGCTCCGGATAGAAAACGTTGGTTTCTCCTTCCGGAACTGGATCAGCACGGGTGTTCCCCATGGAGTTCAGCTTATAGATCATATACTCGTTTGCGTAATCTCCAAGATTAGACTCGGGAGGAGGAGCACTGGCAGCGTTTTGTGCCGCAAGCTCTTGCATCATGAGGTTTTGCTCATCAAGAGTCTGTGCTGCTTGAGGTTGAGCATAAGTCATAGCTGGATCATACGCGGGCTCCATACCCATGTACATATTTGGGTCATAACCCATCAGAGTGTATTCAGCAGGGTTGTACTGCTCTGGAGTATACAAGTCCTGCAACAAGGCATAAATCCCAGTAGGTTGTTGATAAGGTCCCATTGTCAGAACACTCCTCGGAAAGTTTGAGGGCGGGCGATCGGGCTGAAGGATTCAATAACCCCACCGTCCGCTTTCTTTTGTTTTTTAGACTTACCAGCTTTAGACAAGGCAATCGCAATCGCCTGCTTCTGCGGGTAACCTTCGTCACGCAAGGTGCCGATGTTTGCCGAAATGGCTTTTTGCGATTTGCCTTTCTTGAGCGGCATCTTATGGACCCTCGTATTGTGCGTATTTAATACGACCATCTGGACCATAGCGATACGTTATATCTCTTTGCGCACGCCCAGCCTTGCCGTCAAAATAAACCTGACTACCCATTGCGTCCCAAGCGTTTTTGCGGCCCTCATCCCATATGAGACCGCGATAGTCGGCCTCTCTAAGAACTCGCTCTTGTTCAAACGGATCTTGCAAGGCTGCAATACCTTGGCTTGGATCCCACTCAACTACGTCGCCTCTCAACCTGGCCGCCTCTTGGTTTGCAGCTGCAGCCGCTTCCACTGCTGCGTTCTGAGCGGCAGGGTCAGCCATCGCACCTTGAGCTTCTGTGGCGTAGTACGAACCCTGTGGCCCAGTTGCCGCAGTCATGTCATACGAACCTACAGGCACTCCACCCAAGTAAGCGCCAGTGTCATACCCCATAAGGGTGTACTCTGCCGGATTGTATTCTTGCGGCGTGTATAGATCTTGCAGCAGAGCATAGATCCCAGTAGGTTGTTGATAAGGTCCCATTTTTAACCCCTTCTTTGCATTGCCATTGCCGCCTGAACAGCGATACGTTCACGGTTCACAGCGTTGCGATCGTCTGCGATCTCCTCCTGAAGCTCCAAACGAGCAGCTTCACCCGCAGCTTTCTGCTGCATTTTGGCCTGCTCCATGGCAAGCTTGGCCTGGTCAATTTGACCGTCCTGCATTATCTCCTGCTGCTTGAGCTGGAGTTCAGCGTTGCGAATCTGAACCAACGGATCTGCCATCGGGTCAGGCTGCGGCGGCATAATTTCCGGAAGAACTTTCTCCAGGATCTGACGCTGCAACAATGCCGCATAATCAGCCGCGTGCTTCGGATCTTGAAGAGCAGCTTGTGTCTGCTGAATTTGTTGCTGCGCTTGCTGTGGGTTAATCGCCCCAGTCTGCACAGCCATCTGCATCTGCTGCATCAGCTCTTGAGTTTCCGTCACCATCATCTGACGTGCCATCATGGCAACGTGCTCCATGATGTGAGCCAGAAGCCCTGTAAGAGCATGCGGGGTAGCCTGAACGAACGGCAAACGGAAGAATTGAATATGTGCCTGGATGTGCTGTTCGTGGTTCTGGTCAGGGAATGCTTGCAAAGCCGTTCCAACGATAGCGCGGCCATTCTCCATGGCCGGGTCCATAGGCTGTGGTTCCGGAGGAGGAGGAAGAATCTCATCGATGTTCTGGACTTCCAGAGCCTGATACATCCGGCGATACGCAGCATGCAAATTATGCATCTGCGGATTGGTCTGAGCCAGCTTCAACTGCTCCTGGGCCAGCGCAACACGCTGCGCCATGGAGAAGATGTTCGGATCACTGACCGGAAGGATGTCTACGCGCCCGTCAAAGTCCTGCTGTTTGAGCTGCTGACCTTGGCCCTCCAGCTCATACGGATACATCGCAGGCATGTTCTCGCCAATGATGCGAGCAAGGATCTTAAACTCCTGCTTCTGGCCGTAGTGCAGGCGCTTGTGAATTGCCGACAGCACTTTCATGCCGCGCTCCAACAGCGCAACAGTTGTGCCGACCGGCTGTTCCTGGCCCATGTTCTGAGCCTGGTTGTCCGCTACCGAAACAAAACGGCGACCACCATCAATTAGCGCACCCAGCAGTTGTGCTAGAGTTGCAGACGGCTCCTTATAAGGAAGCGGTATAATGGCGTCACGGATGTTGCCACCCGGTGCATCGATGTCGCGGAACTCGCCCGGCTGCAACGGCTCGTCACTGTTAGCAACGCGAATGCCGCGCGCCTTAAAGCCTGCCGGAAGGTTCGACAGCGTGCCAGCATCAATCAATTGGCGCAGGATGCTGGTCGCCGCGCGACCCAGCCCGCCGATCATATGGGTCAGACCGAAGCCATAGAAACCCAAACCCGGCAGGAATTTATAATGCACGAAATAGGGAATAGCTTCTTTGGTGGGGTCACCTTCCGCATAGTTGCGGCGGATCGCCAAGACCTCATTGCTGACTTCGTCAATCGTCACAATGTACGGCAGCTTAATGCCCGTGGGCTCGCCGTCCATGCCGACATCTTCAAAGCCGTCTAGGTCCAACTCAACATGCATCTCAAGAACCGTACGAACATCATCCGTGTACGACGAACGAGAGGTGCCCTGAATCTCGTCTACCTTCTTGCGAACCTCGTTCTCGTCCTCATCCGAACCATCGGACAACTCAACGTCGCGGTAGAACCCCGAAACTTGGAGCTTGCGCACCTCGTTATCGGTCATCTTCAAAACATGCGTAATGCGGGGAGTGCTGCGCAAGTCACTTGCAGCATAAGGTACGACCACGTCCTGGGCTGGAATAAACTTGGCTACCGGACGCTGCTTGGTCTGGTCAAAGTAGATCTTCTTGAACGTAGAACCCGACAAGGGAAGATAGAACAGCATCTGATCCGTATCGGGATCATACTCTTCCATGCGATCCATGATCAGGTAGTTCATGTAATCTTTAACACGGTTAGCCTGTTGTAAACGATCTGGAGTGTTTAGGCCAATAACCTGTGTCTTGACGGGGCCACCAGACGGCAGCAGCTCCTTGTAAGCCTGCGCTTGGAACTGCGTTACGCTTTCCGCAATCAGAGGGTGCGTTACATTAGACGCACCTTCAAACGGCTCTGTTCGCTCGTCGGAACGAACACCTAAAAGGTCCAACCCTTTGGTGTATGTCTCTTCCCAATCAGCGCGAGAAGCCAAATCGTCCTCGTAGGCGCTTACAAGATCTGATGCAATCTCTCCTAGAGTGTCGTCTTCCAGAAACTCTGCAAGGTTTGAATCAAACGGGATCAGCTCTTCTTCCGTAAAACCACCCATTGGCATGCCGGTCAATGCTTCGATCAAAGCACCGCCATCCGGCATTTCGGTTATCTGAGCGCCACCAGCAAAGTCTTCCGGCATGTTTACCGGAATGTCTACACCCGCTCCGTCCATAGGACCAAGCGGGCCAGTGTCACGCTCTACCATGTTGCCAAAGGGCTGCGGAGGTAGCGCCATCAATAATACTCCCGTTTACGAGGCACCTGATCCGAGAAATCAAGGACCTCTTCATCATGTATTGCTACGAACCCGCCTTGACGGAAACGTATCAATGCTAAGGTCATACTATCACAAAAGTCATCGTGATCGCCATTCGGAAATGACGCAACTTCTTCTACGACCTCTTCGGCAAACCTTTTGTCTTCAGGGGCCCAAACCAAGCCCGCCTCAAACAAAGGGGATACCATATGCATTCTAGTTGTCTTATCTACACCACCGCCGCCCGCGCGTCTACCAGGAGAGAAGCCCAGGGCCGGAATACCTCTAAGACGTAGCTCGTCAATCAGAGGCTTACCCGTCGCCTTGGCCTCGATGATGACCATGTCAGGTTCCCAGTAGTTGTATTCCTCGAACGCTACCTCTTTTAGCTCCGGGAAGCTCCACCTCCCGCGCTGGGCGTCCAGCAAGATAACCGCATCCCTACCGCCTTCGTCCGGCTCGAACACACCCCATGTCGTAATTGCAGAGTAGTCCGCCGTTTCTTTCTTGGAGAACGCAGTATCATAAGCCTGAATGACGTACTTCAAAGGCGGGATCTTTTCCTTCTCCCACGTCTTCCACCACTCTTTGCGGATGATAGCCGAGCCAGAACTGGTTGGCTGCTGCTGCCACTGTGCCGACCACTTCTGTACCGGCAGCGAGGCTTTGATCGAAAGAAGGGCATCCTTCTCCCAAAACTCAGGCCAAAGTGGATTTCCAGAAGGTAAAATCGCAGGAAATTCAACAACTTCCCACTGGTCCGACATGGTATCAGCTGACTGGTTTGCCAGCAAACGACCCGTCAAATCCTTCTTACCCCAGCGTGTCATAACCAAAATGATTGCACCACCAGGTTGAAGACGCTGTCGGGGACCAGAAGTGTACCATTCGTAAGCGTGGTCGAACGCAGTCTCGCTTAGCGCATCCTGTTCCGAATGAGGGTCGTCAATGATAAACAAGTCCGCACCACGCCCCGTGACGGCTGCGCCAACACCGGCTGCGAAATACTCGCCGCCTTTGTCTGTACCCCACTTACCTGCACCCTTGTTGTCTTCTTTAAGAACGGTATTCGGAAATATTTCTTTATACTGCGGATCATCGATCAAGTCCCTCACCTTACGGCCAAAACGCACAGCAAGCTCAGTGTTGTGCGTAGCTTGAATGATCTTCAACTTCGGATTTCGTCCCAGGAACCAAGCAGGCATCAGAAACGACGCAAACTCAGACTTCGAATGACGAGGTGGCATGTTGATAATCAACCGCTTGATCTCGCCGCGAGCCACCGCTTCCAACTTCTGAGCAATGACGCGGTGGTGCGCACCCTCGATAAAGTTCTCATAGACATGATGCGCAAACGCCATGAAGCTGTTCGTCGCCTTGTCCCGGATCTCAAGCTTAATCTTGGCTTCCTTCAGAGCCAAAATCTCTTTCAGTACATCATCAGGTAGAGCATCAAGATTAGCCATGCAACTCAACCTTGTAATTACCACCTATGTGAGTAAACCCAAGTCGCTCAAGCAACTTACCCGTGCGCTGCGGTGACACGTTGGTCGAAACACCAACATACGCCTCCATCGCTCCCATGTCCCTGGACCAAGACAAAAACATCTTGAGCATCTTAATCGCGGCCCTCGAACCTCGGTACTCGGGCTGAACGTACCAGACG